GGTCGCGCTTTCTACGTCTGAAATGCCGTCACACACGCACACGTTTAGCGGCACAACAAATACAACTGGCGCGCACTCTCACCAAGTCGCGTGGAGTGTCGCGGAAGGTGGTAGCGGGGCAGGCTCTCGCGTAGAAAACTACCCAAGCACTTATGAGAGATCAACGTCATCTGCAGGCGACCACAGCCACACATTTAGTGGAACGACTTCGTCATCTGGCTCAGGATCGGCGCACGAAAACCGTCCGCCATACTACGCTCTTGCATATATCATGAAGACATAAGCCATGACACTAATACCGCTCAACATACCTGCAGGCTTTTATCGCAATGGTACGGACATAGAGCAGTCAAATAGATGGCGCGACGGATCACTCGTCCGCTGGCGTGATAACTCTTTGCGTCCGATCGGCGGATGGCGTGAGCGCAAGACATCTTTTGCGACGAACCCCGTGCGCGGCATGCACGCTTGGGAGGCGATCAATGGGAACGCATGGCTCGCAGGCGGATCGCATGACCAGTTAAACGTGATGACTGGATCGGGCACACTCACAGACATTACTCCAACAGACTTGGCCGCTGGCCGAGAGGATGCCGCTGCAAACACAGGCTTCGGTGGCGGCACTTATGGCGTTGGTTACTATGGCCAGCCGATACAGTCTAACGACAACAGCGTTTTGCTCGAGGCGACGACATGGTCGCTAGACAACTGGGGCGAGTACCTCGTTGGGTGCCACTACGATGACGGGCGCCTCCTTGAGTGGCAGTTAAATCCGTCAAACAACGCGGCGCCAATCGCGAATGCGCCAATCGATAATCTTGGCCTCGTTGTAACGGAAGAGCGTTTTATCTTTGCGCTCGGCGCGGGTGGAAACAGTCGCCTCGTGCAGTGGTGCGACTTTGAAAACAATACCGTGTGGACGCCGTCGACAACGAACCAAGCTGGATCGCAGGAGCTGCAGACGAATGGCCAGATCATGCAGGGCATTCGGACGCGCGGCCAGACGCTAATCATTACAGACACAGACGCGTTTTCCGCGAGATACTCTGGCCCTCCCTACATCTACTCGTTCTCTCGTGTCGGAACGTCATGCGGCGGCATCTCCCGCAAGGCAGCGGCAGACGTTGACGTCGGCGTGTTCTGGATGGGGCAGCGCGGGTTCTTCCGCTTCGACGGCAACTCTGTCTCAGAGATACCGTGCGACGTGCATGACTACGTGTTTGGCGACTTCAACGTGGCGCAGCAATCGAAAGTGTGGTCGTTTGCCAACGGCCAGTATGGCGAGATTTGGTGGTTCTACTGCTCATCGAGCAGCACTGAGATCGATCGCTACGTCGCATACGACTACAAAGAAAACCACTGGCTCATTGGCGACTTGTCTCGCACGTCAGGCATTCAGCGCGGCGTATTTCGTTATCCATTTATGGCGGGCCACAACGCGGACAGCGATATTTATGACCACGAGGTCGGGTTTAACTTTGACGGCGTGGCGGCATTTGCCGAGACAGGTCCGCTGAGCCTCGCTGGCGGAGATCAGATTGCCAGAGTGACCAAGCTCATTCCAGACGAGCGTACTCAGGGTGACGTTGACGTCACGTTCAAGACGCGCTTTTACCCGAATGGCACTGAGACGACGCACGGGCCGTTCACGCCGAGCAACCCAACGTCAGTGCGCTTCACTGGCCGACAGATGCGCATGAAGGTCGAGGGGACAGTGCCAACTGACTGGAAGGTCGGCGACATGCGCGTGGACGTTACGGCTGGAGGGCGTAGGTAGTGCCCAGCCCGATACTCCCTCCCATTGGCCCAGACTTGACGCAGTGGGGCCGTCAGCTTACGCAGTTCCTGCAGGTAAACTTGGCCAAGCTAGGCTTTAAGACCGACGTCGATAACCCGTCTGAGGACGGCGTTATTTTGTGGGATCGTGAGAACAAGTATCCCGTCGTTTCGAAGGACGGAGCGTTTGTGCAGGTCATCTTAGAAGACGGGCACGCCTCCTTTTATCGTAGCACAGATATCACCGCCGCCGCAACGAATACGGCGTACGCAATAACGTACGACGCGCCAAGCGGAAACGTCGGCATTGACCGAGATGCAGTGGATAATAGCAAAATCGTATTCAGCGAGGCTGGCGAGTACCTGTTGATGTTCTCAGCGCAGATTAGCTCTACGTCGTCGAGCACGGTGAAGTTTTACTTCTGGCCCCGCTTAAACGGCACAGACGCGCCCAACAACACAATGATAAACGCATTACACCAGAACGGGGCCACGATTGTTGTGTCCCGATCCGCGAAGTTTGACGTTTCTGCGGGCGACGAGCTGCAAGTCATGTGGGCAGTAGATAGCACGTCTGGCTTTCTTGACGCATCAGCGGCGACAGCGTTTTCACCAGCCGCGCCAGCAACGACGCTGCACATTACACGTATGCATGGATAGGGTTCACGTTTGACGGATAATGTTGTACAGTACAAAAAACGGTCACTGGTTCGCATTGAGCCTATTACCAAGGACGTTGACGAGGCGTTAAACAAATCGTTGCCGCTTCTGAAGACGTCAATAGAGGCTTACGGTCGAAACGTAGACCCCGAAGAGGTGATCGAGGACATACTAGACCAAAACTCTTTGCTCTGGCATGTCTACTTAGAGGACACGTTGATTGCGGCATTTACAACTGTCGTCAAACATCACCCTCGCAGAAGCACTCTATTCATAGAGTTCATGGGTGGAGTTGATATGAAAGTTTGGATGAAGGCGGCTGTCACCATGTTTAAAGACATCTGCAAAATCGGAAACCTAAGTGGCGTTGAGTTCGACGGGCGTGCGGGCTTTAGTCGCTTTGCAAAAGATTGCGGATTTACGGAAACATCCCGCAGATTTGAGATGGAGATAACCAGTGGGAACTAAAAGCGAAACCACAACAAAGTCAATGGACCCGCGCCTCGCGGCCCAAACGGATCAGCTCACTGGATTTGCAAATCAGTTGGCGAATAGCCAGTTCGACCCGTACACAGGTCAGCGTGTTGCTGGGTTGTCGGGGCTAGAAGAGCAAGCTCTCTCTGGCTACGGCGCACTCACGCTACCTAGCGAGTTCCAAGAGGTCAGCGACATCTATCGCGGCATGGCAACACGCACTCCTCAAGAACGTCAGGCGGATATTGACGCGTATACACAACAGTATACATCCAACGTAATTGACCCCACGATGGCGGCTCTAAATCGCCAGCGTGCTCAGCAACGCGTCGGCGAAGAGGCGGACATAATAGGAGCAAATGCGTTTGGTTCTGGGCGTCGCGGAGTTTACGAGGGTGAGCGCCAAGGCGCATTCGAAGCCGCGATGGGTCAGACCATCGGCGGCCTACAGGCGCAGGGCTACCAGCAAGCTGTAAACCGAGCGAACTTGGAAGATCAAATGAGGATGAGCGCAGCTCAGGCCCTCGGAGGCCAAGCTGGAACGGCCCTACAGGCTCAGATGGGCTTACTCGGCGGGCAAATGCAGGCAGGTGCATTGCCACGCAGCTTGGAGCAGCAGGGCCTCGAGGCGGCGTACCAAGAGTACTTACGCGAATACGAAGACCCGTTCAGAAAGTTCGGCGTCCTACAGGGCACGCAGAGCGTTATGCCACAGGGTTACGGAACGACGACAACGACGACCAAAGACCCGATGGGGCAATTCGGCGGGCTAATGCAAGGCGCTGGGTCTTTATTTAAAGGATACGCAGCGTTGACAAACCCTGCAGCCGCAGCGGCTATGGCCGCAGGTTGAGGTTGAGGAGATAATTATGTCACTACCTTTCGACCCATCTACATTCCTACCCGCAGACGCGAGCGAAGAAGAGCAAAACATCTACGGAGGCACAGACACCTTTGTTGGCGCCACAGCGACGCAAGCTGCTGGCGATCCACTCGCAGATCAGGGCATCACCGCAGCACTGCAGTCAGGCAACTTTGCTGAGCCTATTGCTGTAACACGTCCGCAACCGAAAGCCGCGCAACCGACAGACCCATTTTCGGCTTTAACCAAGACGCAGCGCCGCATCCTTGCCGCATCTGCAATCCAAGATGCTGGCGCAGCATTGCAGGGCCGCGAGGGGACATCGTTTGCTACTACATTGAAGGCATTCAA